CCGATTGGTGGAACAACAATGTTGGTAGCGCTGGTAGTAGGCAAATAACTAGAAACAGGTGTTGGCGTAGGTGTATTAAGCGTTCCTGGGGGGGCAGGCTGCCAAGGAAAAGGAAACAATGGATCATCAGACATTGCTTACTCCCTCTTGTTTAAAAGACTGTAGATCAAGGCTGTGTTTGTTTGTTGCTTTCACTAATTCTCTGCTAGTTTGTCAATTTTATCTTCTATCTTGTCCAGGCGAACAAATAGCCTGTTGAGATCAGTATGCAAATCAGCTTTGGTTACATAGGTTCTTGGTATTTCTTCTCTGGTCTTGCTCAACAAAACATCAAGGCGTTTAATTTCAGACAAATTTGCCCTGATTCCATAAACAAGCGGTGCATATACTAAAGACAGAACGATATTCCAAAAGATGATTGAGTTTACTTCTAACATTTTATTTTTTTGTTTTATTCATAAATCCGATAACTGATCGCACCCCAAAGGATGCTGCCACAATCACCGATAAGGTTATTTGATACCAGCCTGGCATTGTTTCTAAAACTGCAAAGCCTTCTTTTACATAAGGCACAAGAAAAGGAATGAAACAGCAAATTAATGGAATCGTAAAAATAATTGTAAGGTATTCATCTTTCCAACTGGTAGAGCTGTTCTTCATCGCCTGTTCTTCCCAGGTAGCAGCGTTGGCTGCTTTAGCCTCGCCTTTGGCTATTTTTCCTTTAAGAAAAGTTGAACCGAGTTTGCCGATTAGTTTTAATGCTTCAATCATTTCTGCTAGTTCCTCCAATATAGAGTCCGAACCATGCTGCGCCAGCACCTATAATTACAGACACAAAAGCGCTTTGTGCATTAGTAGGATCAGGTAGCACCATAAACCACTCAGTGGTTCGATAAAAAGCAACGCCATAAAGCGTTATCAATAAACGAGGAAAAACCCGCCACTTGTCAAAGCCTTCTGCAATGTTATACCAAGCTGGGTGTTTGGCTTCGGCCACAACAACTGTGTCTTTTTTTTTATTCACTTCGCTTTGTTATTAATGTTTCTTCTTTTTATAGCCGCTTGTATAAATAGCTTTTGCTTGTCGTTTTGCTGCCGCTTTGGTTTTATGGGTTTTGCCTTTACTTCCCCATTTCCAACCGCCTTTTACTTTTTTAATTGGCATTAGTGGATAGTGGTTTCCTCATGGGAAACCAGCTCTGAATCTTCGGTTAAAACATCAGCCAAAAAAGCCATTACTAGTTCTTTTGCGTGTTCTAGGTCTTTGGCCTTTATTCCTTGTGCGGTATAAACACGATCTCCTTCAAGAAATTCAAGGTCAAAATATTTATCCTGTTCCGCTTCCATTTGTGAACAATCCTTGTGCTTGTGTTTTGGCGACCTGTCTCAACACTTCTCTATCGCGTTCCATTAATGCGTTAATTGAGGCAATATCAACCTGTGTTCCATATTTGGCATAAAGCTCGGCAGCTTTAACCCTAATGTCTGCCTCTGCCTCATCGCGTTTAAAGTCATCTTCCATAATCATTTTAAGTTGATCGTTTTTAGAATCTATAACCGCTTTCTCAGCTTGCACTAAGACTCGCTGTGTTTCAGCCTCAGCTTTTTGAATCTCGGCCATTGCCAACAATTCAGCTGGATCAGGTTTCTCAGGTTGTTGCTGTGGTGGCATCGGTGGAATGTCTGTAGTCACAAACGCGCTCACGTCTTTAAATCCGGCAAGCTCTACAATTTTGCCAAGAGTGTTAGCATATTGACCCAAGGAAACCATCGGGTTTTGTGGCCCCAGTGTTTGTAAGATTTGTTCTTGTTTGGTTGCCACTTGAGCCAAGACTTGCATTTTTTCTTCATCACTTGACTTGGATATGGCAACATTTACAACCATGTCTTTGTCAGCATCCCAATATCTGGGGTCAACAGCAATAAACTCGTTGTTTAGCCTAAAAACAGCCTCTTTATCTTGGTTTTTAATAACCAGGTTGTTGACCAACTTAAACAGGGATTTCATGCCACCTTCGGCAAAATGTCTGCAAATTAGTTCAATTCTGCCTGTTGCGCCACTAATCGTAGCAGCTACCGCGGCTTTGGTGGAGGATTGAAGTGCGTCAGCGTTAAGCCCGGCAGCTGCCTTTGAAACTCCACTACGATTTTCTTTTGATTCATCTAAATAATTTAAAACAGGAAATGCCTCACGCCCTACAAACGGTATGGTCAGTGGTTGCACCGCACCTGGGGCGCGAACCCTGATAGGTTGTCCAATATCAGTATTTAATACATCGTCAATATTTACGTTTCCTTCTTGAATTACAAGACGAGGGAAGATGGCGTGGCCAAGAGAATCAAGGGTATCTCGCATGATCTGAGACTTAGCCGCTTGAATAGGCATCAAATAGTCTGCAGGACACGAACCGATGGAGGTATGGGGTTCGGGGTCGGGAGAAAATAAGGTGAGGGGTAATTCTTCCCATGGCCCACAATGAACAATGTTTAGCCCATTGCCCATTGTGCAAACCTGGATGCGTTCTGCGATGCCATCGCCATCTAGGTCGTAGAACAAATAATGCTCTACATATAAAACATTCTTATCATCAGTGTCAGGATAGCCCAACGTATCAACCGGGCTTCTTGCCTCCTCTGAGGCAAAAGTATCATCGTCAAGAGAGTTGCCAGAACCGGCAAACTCCTCAACATCATCTTGTGCGTAGCCCATAGCCACTAAATCGCTCACAGTTTTAATCATTCTGTGGGCCACATAAGCAGCGGTATTTAGGTCTCTTGCGTTTCTATCAATCAACACTTCTTCGGGAGGCACAGACTCAATAACAACCTGGTCTTTTGGTTTAATTCTGCGAATCACCAAATCATAACTTATAGGCTGTTCCTGAGTAATCTCCTCGCCGGTAAACTCATCAAGAATAGTGGTGCTTGTCATTGTTGCTTCCTCGGAAACAATCTCGACATTATCATCCATAACCAAGGCCATATATGCCTCTGGCGCAAGGTCGCTGTATTCGTGGGTGGTGGCCGTAATGGAATCATCCCAATAGGCTTTGACAAATCCTGTTTTCCTGACCAAGGCATCTTTAAAGGCATCATATAAAACCTTAAAGCCTGGATTCTTCTCCAGTAAAAGATAATTAATATAGTTGGTTTGTTGTTCGGCAACCGGAATGTCCTCTGTGGAGTGCGGCACGAATTCAACCACTTTTTTAGTGCCAAAGAATACGCGCATGATCTGGGGCAGCATAAACAGCACTGTGTCTCTGACAGAGGTATCAATAAACTCTGATTGCAGACTTGATGTTGATCCTGGTTTTTTACCTAAATAATAATTGGTAGCCTCAGCTCGGTCTGCATCGATTTGTTGTATAAAATCGGCAGCATCCTCCATGTGTGCTTTGATAACACCTGACAGTTTTTCTTTGTCAGCTGCATCGGTAGTAGACTCGCTTACAAGTTCATCCTCATCCTCGTAAGACAAACCTTTGCTATTTGTATTTTTCATTTGTTGTTACCCGACTCTGATAATTTTAGATTTAAGGGGCTTCCGAAAAGTATAACCCATTGACGAAAAATTGCCACCAAAGGATGCAGCAGAGGAGGCCATGGTGAGTGCTAGTGCGTCTGCTTTATCGGGTGATTTTATACCACGTTTTTTCATAGCTTCTTTAGCCTCAATCTTAATTTTTCCCGAAGATGTGTAGGAATACATCGGACTGACCAGCTCTGCAATCAACTCATCATCACTGGGTAATCGACAATCTCTCCTGGTCAACCAATCCTTAATCGAGAACCATAACTCGGCTCTTAGGTTTAAATAATTCTTTTTGCTCGCTGGTGATTCTGCAACATTAATACCACGCACCGGCAATCCTTGTTCGGCTAGTCGATCCACCACGCCGGAGCCTAGACCAATGACATCAACCAATATTTCAGAGGGTTTATTAATCTCTGTGGCCGAGTCATAAATATTCTTGATCGCCCCACACAACTGCATCAAATCCATAGACTTGAATGTCTTGATCTCAAACACGGTATTGCCCTGTCTTATACAAAGCGCAGATTGATCGGGGCCAAACCTCGCAATGTCCAAGCCCCATACAATAGGCTCGGAGGCGGTTAAGGACACATCACGATCTACCGCTGCACGAGCTAGTTCGATTGGAATAACCGTATCATCATCAACATTGGGAAACTGACCCAACACCTCAACCCTGGCAACTGTTGAGTCCTCTCCGTATTGTTCCAACATTCTTTGAAATAATTGCTTATCGGTTTCCTCAACCTCTCTTGAGTCTATTTGTTCGGTATTCCAAAAGGATCGTTTGGAGTGGAATGAATCATAAAAAGGGCCAGAGTTTCTTCGTGGATTTGAAAACGAGAACCAAAAACGATTCTTGGTTGGCTCAGTAAAAAAGCCCTCTGACACAGAATAGATCGGGGAGGGTATGCCGCTTGCCTCATCCATAATCAAACAAACACCTGCTGAAGAATGAACCCCAGCGAACGCATCCGGGTTTTCTTCCGACCATAGTTGGGCTTGAGCATAATAATAGCCGGTGTCTATTTTTAAATCACTAATCAACAGTTCTTCATACCATTGTTGCGGCTTTAATGAGGTAGCGGTTTTCACAAACCAATGGCCGTTTATGGCCAATGTCAGCCATTTGCCAAGCTCTGCCCAGGTTCTTGATCGTAATTGCTGTTCTGTGTTCGCTGTTACTATGATGGTTGAGCCAAGCCTGGTTGATAGCATCCACAAGATAAGCCAAGCCACTAATGCCGATTTACCAATGCCTCGACCGCTGGCTACTGCCAGGCGATACATCTCTGGCAAGTCCATCGTTTCATTCTTGCGAATATGGTTGCCAATATCTCTTAAAATTTTTTCTTGCCACCTCCTAGGGCCAGAAAAGTCGGCAAGGGGGGTTCCTTCCTGATTCCAGGGGAAGATGTATCTGACAAAGTTTAATGGATCATCTTTGATGTTGAGTGACCACACATCGGTCATCAGTTCTTCTTCTTGTTTTGCTGTGTATTTCATAAAAAAATTTAAAAAAATTACAAAATTTTAGTTACCCCGTTACGCAAACGCACCCCCCGCCGCAGAAATCGAGGGGGGCATTTCGC